TCCGCATAGCAATTGATGAGGCGGCCGCCGCTCTCCTGCGGGTTGGCCCCAGGAAATGTCGAGAGGGGGAACGGGATCGCAACCGGGGAGCCCGTGTCCGCCATGTCAGAAATACTCCACCCTCAACACTTCGCCCGTGGGCCGACCGCGGTTCATCTGCTTGAGCGAGCGTGCCGCCGCGCCGCCGCCGACCGGCACTCCCGCAGCGCCACCAAGCCCCTTGTTCACCATGTCGGCAAGCCCTGTCCCGTTCTGGCCGAACTTCTCCGCACACTCGCCGGCCACGATATCGGCCAAGTCGGAGAACCACGCGCCAGGAATATTATTGATATCCGGCACGTAGACGATATCGAGCCCGGCCAGCTTGCGGACGATGGAGTCGAGCTTCTCGGTGACATAAAGAGCATCCTCAGGATCGGTTGGCTGGCCGGCCGACTTGACGCCGAGATTGGCCAACGTCTCGTCGACCAGCTCGGCCTGCGTCCGATAGGGGGATGTTGCGGGCATCGGTTATGCTGCGTCCTTCACCTGATCCTTGCGCGCCTCGAGGAACGGCGTCAGATAGGCGATGTCCTTCTGCGCGCAGCCACATCGATCACGTAGTTCCTGCTCGCCGTCCCACCGCTGCACGATCTGCTCATGGGACGTGCTCTCGCGTATCCAGCGCAGCGCATAGCCGCGGTACTTGTCGGCATCGTCGGGCAGGCGCGCCGAGGCCGACTTGCGCGGCGGACGCACGCCATCGACTGAAAATGACGGATTGGTCCGAAGAATCTCGACCATCGACTTCTTCGTCTCGACGCCGCGCGATTGCAGCGTGCCATCCGGCAAAAAATACTCTTTCCGCTCTGGATACGAGATCGTCTTGCTCAACGGCAGGATGACCGGCACGTTCGCCTTGAACTCGATGCCATTCATGGTCATCTTGCCCGGATCGCCATCCTCTGGATGCCAGATCACTCTCGCGGTTCCGGTAGGCGCTACTGCCTCGGTCTTCACGTCTTCTTTAGCCATGCTTGGTTCCTTCAGTTGAATTGGGCGCGACGGTCGACTCGGAGGGCCCAAATCGACCGCCGCTTTACGATGATCCTTCGGTGCCGCCCGGAGGGGCCATCGCAATGTGAATTATGCAGCGGCAGCAAGTTTCGAGCGCAGCAAGTACCCCTCCAATGCCCAAATCTGCTTGCGAGCATCCTCTCGCGCAATCTTTCCACCGAGTTCAGCATCGTAGTTTTCGGGGCTTGCGCACGCACTCTTGCCAATAATGGTGTAGCCGTTTCTGAGCGTCAGAACGCAGATAGTGAGGCACTTCAGGGATTCACTATAAGGCATCGCGAATAGTTCAGACGCGCGCCCCCAACACTCGGCGGCAATCTGCGCATTAATATGATCCGGCGTCAGGCGAGGTGCGGTCTTACCCTTCGCCTGGATTTCCTTCTCGATCTCTTGTTCATCTCTGGACATTTGCTCTTCCTCTTCGGGGATACTCGGAACCGCCGAGCGCGGATTTCTATGAAATTGATGCGGCGCGCCAGTCATTGTTGGTCTGATCTCGAATAAACACACCGGCTTGTCCGGTTGTCAATGCAAGCGCCGTATTTGCCGAACCGTTGATGCTGCCACCAACAAACGGGAACACCTCGATAGTGACCGCCGTATCGTTGAGCACCCAGTGCATCTCTTCCGCACATCCCGTGAGGATATCCGGCAGGATAACGCTTCCGCTCGCGGTTCCCTTTGTCACCCGCGTTACATCGGTCTTGATCGCCGTGGCCGCAGCCTGCGCATTCGCCGTGCTCGTTGTCACGTTGTCATCCAGATTGTGCTGCTTCTTTCCAAGATGATCCATCAGCGACAGAATCACAACCGTAGTCATGGTGATTTCCTCTCAATAGAGATTGGCGACGGGACCAAGCGCAGTCGTGAACGTCGTCGGAGCCGTGATGGTGGTAAATCCGGTCGCATATACCTGAGTAACCTGCTTCGCCACTCCGCACGATCCCTGCGTAAGAGTGTTCGGACGTACCGTGTTGTTATCATAGAACACCGTCACATAATAGGTTGCAGGACCAACCGCCGCATATGTCCCGGTGAAAGGCACAAGCTGATATTGCGTCGTACCGGACATAGCCGTCGAGCCGGACGTTGCCACGATAGCGCCAGCGCTGTTGGCAAGGCCTACCTTCATGTTCCCGGAAATGGTCGCACTGTTGAAGACCGCAACACCCGTCACAGTGACATTGGCAGGAACCATTACCTCGGCAATGTAGACTTCCGTGTTGACCGGCGTTTGCGCCGTATAAGCCACCATCGACGGATTGCCGCCGCACGTCGATATGTTCCGCGGCGAAAGCGTAAAGCCGCCGGCTGGCGATTGACCTAGCAGCGACGCCGCAGCCTTCCACAGCGTAAATGTCGTGAAGTTCGAGGCGCCATTCTGACCGCGATAAAGCGGAACCAAGTCAGAGCCCGCAGGACTGACGATGTTATTGTTGACGTTCTGCGTAACAAGACTGCCAAGATCGGTCGTAACCGATTGACCCATCAGAACAAAGCCGGCAAACGCGGCGCAAGCAGCTATCGATAAGCTACGTTTCATTGGTTATCTCCGGCTTAGAATGAAGCCCGGGGCCAAAGGCCCCAGGCTGTTCTTGTGCGCTCAGCACGCGCCGGCGGTAGCGCCGACCGCAACCGGAGCGCAGGTGCCGTCATTCGGAGCAATATATTCAATGACGAATATAGCTTGCCCCGTGGTGCCGTTCGAAGCGTTGGCGCCTGATGTGTAGACTACATACACATCAAAACCACCCATGGCTCCAGTCTGGGCAGTGCTGTTGCCAGTCACAGCCAGACCAATCCCGGCGAACGTGCCAGCGCCACAGGAAGTGCCGCAGTAGACATATGGAGCAGTTCCTGTCGTGGCCCCAGTAAACACATTGACTGCACCCAGAATGGTCGCCCCGGTTGCGGTCGTGCTGAGGCCAAGCGTGGCCGATGTCGTCGGATTGAAGACCGTGATCAAGTCCATGATTACAGTCTTCAAGAACGCATTATACGGAACCGCTCCTACCTTGATCGAGCAAACCGCAGCAGCAGCCGGCATGGGGCATGAGTTGTAGTTGAACGTGAACCTCAAATAGTGCGTCTGCTGCGTGTTGAATTGCCTCGGAGGGAAGCTCCGCGGAGCGATGACCTGTGCAAACGTCGGAATGATGAACGCCGTCGATGCAGCAGCAAGTGTGAACAGAAAGAGCCCTACGGCTCCTACTAGATTACGAAAGATAGTGCGCATGGTGTTGACCTTTCGATGGATGGGGTTGACAAATAAGCCAGTAGAGGTGCTTAAGTGTCTGCGGCGGAAGCGAAAAATCCTGTAAACTTGCCCCAATCCTTATAGTTGCCCGCGGGATTGAGCTTGGCGATCGTCTTGAGGCCGTACGCCATCATCACACCAACGCCCCGGAAGAACTGATAGTCGTCTTCCTTCAGGAATGTCGGCTGCGGCATGCGTCCCCAGCACCATGCCATGGCGGACTGGCCGCACATAAACACCGGGGCCACTTGGATCGATGATCCGCCGGCCGTCACGTAGAAGGTCGGCAAGCGAACATCCATCTCGGGGATTTCCCGGATGATGATGCCGTTGTAGAGCAGATCGCCATCCTGGAACAACGGGTTCTTATCGAGCCCATCGCCCTCACGGGGACGAGCCTGCGTATTGGCGTTGATGATAGTGGTGTCAGACTGTAGGTCGCGAAAGCAGTTAGGCCCCGCAAACACCACGAAGTACTCCCGTCCGTTCTTCAGTTTGTACGGACGGATGCGTGGATTGGCCTTCTTGGCCTGCCGCTTCATCTTGAGCAAAGCCGCGGCCGAAAGCGTCATGCCAGACGTGATATTGCCCATAGCGGTGGCAAACACCGTCGAGATGTTGCCGGTCGATCCGCCAATGAGAACACGATCCGCATTATCCACAATCCAGGTGTTGCGCTGCGCAGCCGTGGCAGCATCGAACAGAACGCCATTGACACGCTGTCCGAAATTGCTTCCAAGCCCGACCGGAGCGGTGCTGGCCACCGGAACCGCATAAAACGCGTCGATAATCTCGTCGCGCTGAAGCTCCTTGCCCCAATCTTCCAAGAGCGGCCTCGCCTGGCCGAACAGGTCAATCGAGCTCTTCTGCTCTTCTGACTTCGGAATTTTGACGGCGTTACGCGCCCAGTCGATCCAGGCCCGGTCGCCGTAGTTGTCGATCGCCTCCTCGTTGCCGACCAGAGTCCCGGTCGAGATCGCCTGTGCCTTGAGGCGAGCAATGAGCGGGATGTTGATCTGTTCGCCGCCATTCTTCAGGTCGTTAATAACCCGAATAATGGCAGTCATTTCAGTCCCGATGTAGGGACTGAAGAGGTTCTGACGAATGTATTCCCGTGTCACTTCCTTTCGGAAGACGATGAGTTTGTTGTTTACTGCAACAGTGGTCAAAGCCATGTCCCAACTCCTTTGGGGTCATGGCTGATCGCAATCTTTATCGGCAGTCGGAAAGCATCAGCCTTCTAGCGACGTGTCCCGTAGTCGAAGATGCTCCGCTCGGAACCGTCTTGCATTTCTGGGTCTGCGTTGCGCTGGACATTCGAGCCCGTGGCGCTGTTAAGGGATGGTAGACGCTGTGCTGGCCTGATTTCATGGCGTGGTTGCATTCGCCCGTTGCCGTTCTGCGGAGCGCGCGATTGCTGCCGCTGCTGGACACGTGGAGCGAGCTGTTCAAACACCTGAGCGCGATACTCTTCACCACCGTTGCGATCCCACCAATCGAACATCGCTTTGGATGGGTCGGGCGCGGTGTAGATGCCCTGCACCAACGACTGGTTCCTCGGGTCGCGAGGATCAAGCCTCGTCAGAGCATTGTACGCAGCCTGGAACTCGAAGGCGCGTTCGCCTTGGGCCGCCGCGGACAGGTTCTGATCCACTCGCTGCATTTCCCGTTGCTGCTGCACTTGCTGGAACGCAGCAAAACGCTCCTCGATCCTAGATGACGCCCTGCGCTCGGCCTGCTCGAGAACCCATTGCTCGTACTTATCGGGTTCCGCGAACATGTCGGGCTTGGGCGGTGGCGGCGCCTCCGCTTGACGCGGCGGTGGTGCATTGACACGAGCAGAGAGTTCAGCGACCCGACCGTTGTATTCGGCAATCTGGCGTTCCAACGCTTGCACGCGCTGTTCGGCCTCGGTCGCCCGTTGACGTTCTTGTCGCAGTCTGGACGGAGGAACTGCCGGCTCGCGGTCTCGGGACTGGCCACGCTGATCGCGCGGTTGCTCCTCGCCCTCTTCGCCCTCATCCTCGCCCGCGGCCTCTTCGGTTCCGGCTTCTTCGCCTTCCTCGTCTTCGGCCGCCTCTTTGTCCTCGCCCTCGGCTTCCTCTTCAGCCTCGTCGTCGCCCTCCGCTTCGACTTCGCCTTCAAGGCCATCGCCCATATCCTCGAGCGATGTGTCGCCGTCATTGTCCAACTCATCGTCGCCCATCGCGTCGTTGAAGATTTCATCCTCAGTCGCCGCGACGGCCGCGTTGAGCGTGGACTGGTATTCGCGCTCCGATGCTTCCGCCTTATCAGCGGATGCTTGCTTTGTTGCCATGTAACCCAACCTCTCACTGCTCCCGGTATCGTCGGGACTACGACTGCCCCGTATCGTGAGGCGAACGACGCCCGTTAATGCCGGCGGCGCATTGCTCGATATCGCTCGGAGCCAGCGGGCGAGATGTAGGGAGGTCTCGCAACCTCACGCCGCTTTCGTGCGGCGCCAACGAATCATTCCTGACGACGCAATGAGGATGGCAAATTTGCCTCTTCCTCGGGCCCCAATTTCCTATTCTCGTCCAAATAGGCCATCTCGATATAGTTCTCACGGGTTACCGGGATGCCGTAGCGCTTCATCAGAGCCAGCACCGGGTCGGAACCATGACGGGTTGCGGATGCCCCCTGCGAGGTCGTGGATGGCTTCCCGGGTGTCATTGAGGTTCGCCCTTCCGTCGCGATATTGCCTCCAGATGGCATCTATCTTAGCATTGTTGGCTGCACTCTTAAAGGTGTCAGGAAACATCCCACGGATGGCTTCCCATGTGATCGACTGCATCTGTCTCGGCAGCAGCCCACGTTCTGCCGCGGCCCTGCGGTAGGCCTCGGCATAGAGCGGATAAGTACCTTGGATGCCGGTATTAGCCGAGCCGCCCGCGGATGGAAGTCCGGCGCCGGGATAATTCGCAAAATTATGAGCAACCTCAAGCGAATCTCCTGATAACGGGCGTAGTAATCCCGCCGCGACGGCATGAGTGTCGATGGTTACATCACCGCGGGGCGAATTCGGATCGAGTAGATTGTTGTAAAAATTACGCACTTTGTGCTTCTCGCCCATCAACTTGCTAACCCCCTCGGGGTCGTTCTGGATGGACCGGATAGCCTTGCTTATTTCAGTCAGCGACCCCCACCCTGCCTTGGACTCGCTGCCTGGCAGCCCTGCCTTTACCTGTTTGCCGGTTGGTTGATTGGTCATCATCTCGCCGAACCCGCCCTCAGGCGTTACCAATGGGTAGGACGGCGAATTGTGTGCCTGATCGTGCAGGCGCACCCATAAAGCCTTCAGACCAGCCTTTTCTGCGCCAGTTGCATCCATCTTGTCGATGTCGCCGAGGCTACGTCCCTTGATGTCGTTGAACATTCCTTGGTATTTTGGCTTGTTCAAAGACGGGAGAGAACGGAACGTTTTAACCATCTCAGGCGTCATCGTAGCTCCTTGGTACCAATTCTCGCCGCTGCCCTTGAGAGTATGCAAGACACGATTGGCGAGCGAGACATTTTGATACCAGTCCTTCTGCGGCGACAATGCCGCAAGCGCGCCGGCCGCAGCTGAGTCGCTGACGTCATATTTCTTGGCCCAGTCTTTTACGATCTTATTGCCTCCCTCGTACCAGAGTTGGCTGCGCGCCGCTACCTCAGACGGCACCTGATCATGAAGCCACAGCAGGTTGTCCTTGACATGATCGATGAACGCCTCCGATACAGTATCCGCGTCCTTCTTGATGATCTTCTTGGGCAAATTTGGGTAGTTCCGAACCAGATCGACGTTCTTGTCGTGAAGTTCCGGCGTCGCCCGCAATGAGTCCATGTCGACAATGCGTGGCGCTCCAGGCTCGCCGACGGCGATCTCGTTCTTTCCGGTCGGCAATCGGGTGTCGATCCAGTCTGGATGCGCCTCAGCCGCCGCTTCAGCCTTACGCGACGCAGGACGTGCCATCGCCCTCCCGCCGGCCATCCCCAGAGCTCCGCGCTCCGCCGCTAGCATGCCGCCGCCGGGCACCAGCGCAGCCATGTCACCCAGACGCCCCATGCCCTCAGGGCTATTGGGGTCGACATCGCCCTTGTATACATCTCGTGGTAGTGTCAGACCGCTGCGGATGGTATCCGCTATCCGGCCAGGCCATGTCGCAATGCGGTTGAGAACCGGAGCAAAACGGGATTGCCGCTCCGGCTGGTGCGTCATCGACGCCGCCAGTTCAGCGTCCGGCGATGCGGCGGACTGTTGCTGTGCAAGGCCCAGCCAATTGTTGATAGGCCTCGCAAAATTGGGCGTCGGAAAGTCAAACCGATCATCGGGCACGTCATGTCACCTACCAATGATAGGCCGTGATCCGGTGCGGAGCCGTCGCCGCAATCCAACTGACCGACGTCGTCAACGGGCCAGGGCAAGCGATGGCCTGACCGGCCGGTATCGGAATGGATGTACCACCAGACGCAGCAACAGCCGCCACGCCCGTGAAGTCCACCCATATCTCCTCCGAAGCACCGATGTTCTGATCGGCCGCAGTTGATGGGTTGATGATGGCGCATGACCGCGTGACCTCGCCGCGGGCAAATAACGGCTGAGCTGTCGCGTTTACCCCCAAGATCGCCGGCGTGCCCGACACCCCAGACGGGACCGGAGTGACGGGAACCTGCGCCAGAGCCGCGGCAACCCATGCCAGAAGAACAAAGGCAACCGCTATCCCGGATCGTCTCATCATCATATTCTGGCCTCCGATTGCTTCGGCTTGCTCTTGATCGCCTGCCGCCGTGCGGCGTGCTCGGCCTGCCGCGTTTCATGCTGCGCCGCTAATTCACGCATCTTGTAGGCGTGATCAGCCGCGGCCTGCGCCATTTCCATCCTGATCTGCTCGCGCTCGGCCTGCGCCTTCTCGCGCTGTAGCTGGGCGTCCTGCTGCCGGGCAAGCGCGTCCTGCTGCGCATTGGTGATCTCGGCCTGGGCCGCCATGTGGGCAACCGCAGTTTCGGCTTGGCTCTTCTGTTGGGCCGCCTGGGCGTCAATCTGCGCCTTCTGGATGTCGATTTGGCCCTTCTGCTGGGCCGTCTGCGCCTGCACCATAGCAGCCTGCATCTTCGGATCGGGCTTCTGCTGCTGCGAAGCCGCCGCCAACTTCTGCTCGATATTCTTCTTGAATGTGCTCGGCAACGGCATGAATTCCAGCTTGATCTGCCACGGAATGGTCGGATCGTCCTTGATCGAATTGTACGTGTCCTGCATTAAGTTTTCAACGTCCGGTCCCTCGTCCATCGTAATCTCGACGTTGAGATTGCCGATGAAATTGATAAGGGTCGGCTGTCCCCACTCATCAAGAATGGGCTGTCCCCATTCATCCCGGTCAATGCCATTGATCTGTAGAAATTGCGCAAAGTTCTGGTTGTCGCTAATTCTGAGATATCGTTCCTTAGTCCATGTCCGCTGCGTAATGTTCCAGATCGCCTTGTAAACCCTAATCTTCCAGGCCCGATAGTTGCGCAGAAACGTCCCCAGCTCGGCAATGCCGGCCTTCTGCAGCAGATTGATCGCCACCCCCGAGTGCGTATCGACCTCCTGGCCCATCAATGCCGGATTGATGTTCACGAAGCTGTCGATCTCCTGCCGGGCGTCCTGCATCAGCGCAAGCTGCTGCGCCAGATCAGCCGCAGTGTCGTCAGGCTTCGGAGGATCAAACCCCATATTGAACTCGACATAGCCGTCAGGCCGCGCGTACTCCCGGCGCGCCGTCTCGACGCTGTCGACCGCGCCCTTCTGCGCAATCAACCGCGTCACGTTCGACATGAACAACGCCTTCGAACGTCGCTGGTTGAGCTCGTCCTGCGGGCCCTTCAAATTACGTACAAACCCGTATCTATCGCCGTCATGGTCGACCGCGGCCGAGAACATGATGAACCGCGACATCGGCTTGTTGCGTTCGTCCAGGAACGGCGACACGCCCTGCGCCAGCAGGATCATTGAGCAATAGAACGCCCAGTACCACTTGCCCTTATGCCGATACCAATGTTCGACGAGCCGCAGCCGCTTTTCATTGACGTATATCCACTTGAACTCGATATCCGCATGCGTCGTCAGGTCAAAGCCCGTCTCAACCATGAGCGTGCGGAGCTCTTCCTCACGATCCGGGAAAAGCTCAATCGCGGCCTCAACATCAAGCCACTTCGCCAGCCCATGATAACGGCAATCCGAAAAATCCGGCTTACGGGAACGAGGATCGTAAAACCAGTC